TGCATGAACAATATCTCCTGCAAGATAAATGATTGTGTTCTTATCTTGTTGGACTTGTTCTTTACAATAATCATATACGCGATTGAATACCGACTCGTATTCATCGTGTCTCTTGAAATTACGAATGTGAACGTCAGCAATGTGAATGACGTTATCTACTTTGTTTACTCTTTTTGAAATGAGTGTTTGTTGTATCACACTAATATCCTTTCTTTCATCAAATCAAATCCATCTACCGATGGTAATGTTTCAATATACTCCGAAAATCTTTCAAATCCAAATTCATTGATGTCTTTATCTGGAAGTTTTACCATACTTGTTTTGATTCCGTTTGAAATCAACCACTCACAAATCTTTATGGAGTCCTTCATCGCATCATTATCAAGGGCAACAATAACCTTTGGTGGTTTACGAATGAGTATCTTTTCTTTTAGAAGAGGTTGGACAATTTTACCGAATAGTGGTATGGCATTGAAACGGGCAGAAATGGCATCAAATACACCTTCAACAAGTGTGATCGGTTCTTTCCAATTTATGAGGGATTCAAATCCAACAACGTCTTTACTTACAGGTGGGTTTTTATACTTTGCGTTTACATCTTCAAAGATAGTTCGGGAAACAAAGAAGTTTAGGTTTAGATTATCGTCATATGATGGGACAATAATTCTACCACCATAGATACCATTTGGACAATAACCGATGTTGTACCTGAAAATATCTGTTGGGAGAATACCACGAGATTTTAGGTAAGATACCGCTTGTTTTATTTGCATTGCAATTGTGATGTCTCGTATAGAACCAAAGTCCGTAAGACGGATAAACTCTGGTGGTAATCTCAACTCCTCGTCTTTATCGTCGGTATTGACGAATGTGTGAAGTGCCTTTGTTTTGAGGATTCTGTTGAGGGACTCGTAGTGTTGACGGTCTACTCGTAGACGTTTGAACAGGGATTGTATTGTTCTACCCTTTTCGTTGGAAATCCAACAATGCCAGAAGTTTTGGTTTTTAGAGTTAGATGAAACATCTATCTCCAACTTTGGTTTGTAGTGGGAAACGAATGGGGAAAAGAAAGAATAGTTGTTGCCGGAGGTCTTCTTTCCTTTACCTAAAACTTGTTCTAACAGATGTAATAAGTCGTGGTTTATCATAGTAAAACCAATATACGACTATTTGAGGAGATTTACAAACAATCATCCAACCATTCTTGTGGAATTTCTTTCTTTGACCACAACCAACCACGTTTTTCACAGAATTGGGCATACGTTGTTTTACTTCCCTTGTAGAGTTTTGCGTTTGGATTCTGAAAGACAAACCTAATGTCTATGTTTGGATATTGGTTGAATATCAGTTCCATCTTTTCTCTATCAGCTTTTACCCAACGTCCCTTTGTTTCCAAGTACATTGTTCCACCCTTTTTCTTTTGTAGAACAAAGTCGGGTGTGTATGTGTGGTTTGTGGCTGGTTTGATATAGGAGAGTTTCTCGGTTTCGTAACTGTACTTTTTCTTTGAGGATTTTAGATTTTCATTGATTGTATCTTCAAGACCAGAACGAAACCCGTGTTTTATCGCAACTGCATTTCTTTTCATTATACGTCGAACCTTATAATTACGTTCATATCTACATCGTCTCTTTTTTCAAGTGGGGATGAGAGTTTACCTATTGCAACAAGATCATGTTTTTCGTTATACAAACCTATTGTTGTAATATATGGATTGAAATACGAACTAGTTGCATAATCATCTACAAATTGAGATGAGTTATTTCTATCTTGACGAACAGTCCAATTCTGTGTAAAATTAAATTCACTTTTTCTTATTTTACAAATAATTTCATGTTCATAAAATGTTGTGGTACTACGGAAAGAACCTGTAAATCCATATTCAGTTCCACCAAAATCAAAACTTCCAGTTCTTCCCAAGAAAACATTTGCATACTTTGGTCTAGGGTCAGATATAATAATCATTCCATGTTTGTAAAAAACATTTCCTATACGAGAAGTTTGATAAGCGTATCCTGTCTCAAAACTATTATTTCCCAAATAACTTATTTGTTCTGATGTTAGTCCAGATTTGTATACTCTAACTTCATCGAGATAACCCGAAAATGTTCCGTTTGACGTACCGTTACTTCCTATAAAAAATCTGTTTGTATTCGTTGTGTTTGTTGTTACAGAACCAGTTGTTTGTCCTTTCAAAACTCCATTTACCCAAACTTGATAGTAACTTGAACTCTTTTGACAAACTATATGATTCCATACAGAGTGAGAAACGGCACTGGATGTTACAGAAAACAATGTTTCTCCAGACTTTTGGGAAAATTCTATTTTATGTTCATCTGTTAAACCTGCGGTTCTATTATAGATTTTTATATCAAACGGATAGTTTGAAGACTCACCTTGTATAGTTGGGTGGTCATTACTATCAACAACAGATACAACTTTTGTTATTCTATCTTTTACAATCAGATCTTTTGTTGTTCTTTTATCAAACAAATGATTATGTGTAAATTGTAAGTTTGATTGTGTTGGTGGTATGTTTATCCAAAAACTAAATGCAAAACTATTTCTAGCGCTAAAATTGAAATTATCAGACGTTTTTACTTCATAATAGCCACCATCAAGATACGCGGAAACACCAGTGGATTGTGTTGTATTTGTTACTGGTATTCCTGGTAAATAACTTATCTGTTTATTCCTAATAGACTCGACTTCGTTTACAAGAGGTGAATTATCTAAAACATAATCAATTGGCTTGTTGCGAAGATTGTACTCTCTATACTTCTCATTGAAGCCAAGATACAGATGAAGATTATCAGTTCCTACCATCTTTGTTTCATCAAAAGCCAAATCTTTCAAATTACCTTTACCGTCATCCATCATAGTAACTTGATAAGAAGATGTAGGATGAACACTAGTAAATTTTACAGAATTTCTGCGGATTCCTTCACCAAAAACACCTTGTGGTAAAACCATCATAGAACTAGATTCTGCTAAGTATGTTATTCTATCATAATCAGTTATAACATTTGGAATTTTTTCTTTTGAGTATTCTGTGTAGAAATTATGGTCTAGATAATACCATAAAAGTTTAGGGTCAAGACTTTGAGTTGTAAATACTCGTTCGTATAAAGAAGATGAAAGATTTGCAACACCACCATAATACTTGTAATTTTCTGGGTAAAGTGCTCTATAAATCATTATGTCAAATAAACCATAATAATTCTTCGGTTCTGCGGAATCAGAAGATATTTCCCATAATTTATAAACCTCAAATGGTCTGACTGTATAATCACCCTTTTTGAGTTTTTTCCAAATAAGACTTAAGGTATTTCCACTTTGAAATGACATATTAATTCAATCTCACTACTACTTCAAATATACGAGAATTTCCTTCATTTTTCAATATAGGATTTCTAAGTTTGCCTATGGCGAGAAGTTCTTTGTTTCTGTTGTACAAACCAATTGTTGTTATGTAAGAATGAGGTCTTTTTTTGAAATAATCATATTTCAAAAACCCGTCACTTCCACTTACATATGTATAATTAGTAGAATGATTGAATTCATTGAAATCTGCACGGCAAAAATAAGTTTCCGTCAAAAACGTTTCAAACGATCTAGCAAAAAAAGAACTACTTGGTCTATACGATGTTGGTACTGCGGCACCACTAATTGATAAAAATAATCTATTTGAGTTTTGTCCATCTACTGAACCAGTTATTGTGTTGAATGAACAAGATTGATCCATAACAACACCGTCTAACACAATCAGTCCCATTTTAGGAAATACAATACCCCACGCATCATCAGTTGACTCATTATAGACACCATCACGAAGTGAGCCTGATGTCACATAGTAGTATTCTTGAATACCCTCATTGGTTACTATTTCTTGTTTTGTGTCTCTACTTTCATCAATAAGAGTAAAAAATCTAGTTGATGTTGGATGCGATTGTGTTCCACTTGATGATAATTCACAAAGAGATAATTCAAAGTTTCCTGCATCAAGTTTTTCTTTATATTGAGTTCTGTCCAATTGTATTGCGTAAAAATAATCACCATTTTTACCATTCTTGAATGGGAATTTTCCATTCGTATAGCCAAAACATTCTATCATATATTTGCGATACATTGTTTTTGCAGGATATAAATCAACTTCATTTTCAATATGAGTTGAACCAGAACCAGATATATGACAATATGTTATATCAAATTGATGATATGAATCTGTTGTATTTTCTGCTTCATTGAATACCGTTAGATAATACTTTTTTTGTTTTTCTGTCAGAGAACCTGTGTAAAACGTGGATAGTTTTTCACCAGTGCATCTAAACAAACCTTTTGTCTTATATCGAAGAATTGGTAAATCATAATCCGATACTTTTGATAACTTTTTGAAAACATATACATTATTATCGTCTATTGTCAACTCTTCTATCATATCATCTATGAAATATGCAAAGTCATCTTGTTGTTGTTGTATATCATTTTGTAAAACTTTTACTTCATTAGAATCTTCTATCGGTGGTGGTGGTAATACTGATATTACACCTTCTTCCGAAATAGAGTATCGTTCTGGTTCTTCATCTGGAAATCCCACATTATTTATTTGAGTTATTCTTTCAAATAGATAATTTTTTATCATGTTCAAGTATATTATTTCAGTTCTTATCGCAGAAACCGTATAAAATGGAAAAGCAGGATTTACTTTCTGTTGTTCTAAAAATGTAGATAATCTAAGTAATCTATCATCTATAATTTTTAGATTTGAACTTATGACAGTATTATCAGTTGACTCAAATAATGGTTCAGGTGAAAAAGGTTGTCCTGTTGTTACATCAATAACAGGTTCTATTTGTGATTGATTGAAAGCACTCAAATTATTTGTAAATTTAGTTACAGCAGCCTCTTCTATCATTTCATCAGTCAACATTACATCACCAAACAACCTTCCTGTAAAGAATGGAGTTTGTGGATATGTAACAGTAGAATCAGCAGAACTTCTTACTATTGCAACAGAAAGATTGCTGGGTGGTGTGTTTATTGAATTACCACCCTGTTGTAATTCTAAAAAATACCTCGATAGTGTATTTTGATATTCTTCCGATACAAGAAACACATAGTTTACAAAAACTATAAATTGTGGTTGATTGTATATGTATATTACTTTATTTGAATCGGAAGTATCAAATGACCAATTTTCTTGAATTGGTAGAGAGCTTGCATTTGGGTCTTTGAAAGGGTTTCTTCGGGTATATCTATACAGTACATCTAAACTAGACAAAAATGATTTGTCTATTTTAGTATAGAGTGATAGTTCGTCCAAAGTCTTTTCATTCAGTTTTCCCATTTCATAGTAGTTTTGAATATCGGGAAGTTGAGAATTTAGTTTTTGAATATCAACATTTTCATTTGTTGATAAAAAAATAGATTGATGTCTTCCTGATTCTACCGTGTTAGGAACATTTATAACTTCAATGGTTTTACCGACGTTTAGTGGTGAATTAAATTCACCTTGCCATAAAGAACCTATAAAGCCAATTTCTTTGATTTCATATTCCGCTGCCATATCACCAGTTCAATCTAATTTTTATTAGAACGTCATTATCAAACGATTTATTGATTGGTTTACTTAGTTTAGCAACAGCAAGTAGTTCATTGAAATCATTATAAAGGCCAACAGAAGTAATATATGTCTGTGGATTTTTATCAAAACAAGGATGGAAGAATAAACCATCACTACCACTAACATATGTTGGATTATTACTATAGTTTGCAAACGGTGCTGCAACTCTAACAAAGTAATGATTTGTTGTCTTATAGTTCAAGTTTCTTGCTTTCATGTATGAACCAGTTGCACCAGAACCACTTATTGATGTAAACAACTTGAAGGCATTGTCACCTGCAACATTACTACCAGTAACAGTATTGAATCCAAGTTCGGTATTCATTTTATATGGATCAAGAACAATAATACCAAGATTTGGATAAACAACACCATATGTGTGACGTGAGGACGTTGCATATACACCATATGTCAAACTACCACTTATGACATCATAAGACACATATGGATCATGTGTACAAGATACTGTATCTGATCTGTCACCTGAATCATCAATAAATGTTAGAATCTTGTTAGAGGATGAAACTGCAACATTACTTCCTGTGAATACATTGTTCGCATAAGAACCACCTCTCAATTCGGCAAGAGCAATTTCCCAATTACCAGGGTCAACTCTATCACTCATACCTCTTCTATTGAAGTTTATGATATAAATATCTTTTGATGCAGTTGGTTGACCATTAGTGTAGAATGTAAATTCAGTATCCGGTAAATCAAGTGCTATTGATCTGTATTGACCATACACAGAACGAGTTGGTGTGTCATTCAATTCACCTTCGGCCCAAGTCGAACCGGAACCTTGATTATGTCCATATGACAAAGCAAAGTACGGTGTTTTTCCACATGAGTCACAATCTGTAACTTCGTAGTAATACAGTTTAGATGAAGTTGATTGTGTTGAACTTGTGTGATGACATTCAAGTGACTGAGCCCCATCAAATAGACCTTTAGTCTTTGCACGAATTTTTGCATTCATGACATCTTTACCTAAATCAAGAGGGTGATATACCTTTACAGTTTCAGGTGAACAGTCTGCATCTTGTTTTCTGAAATATCTTACAAACGCACCTTTTAGATATGGTTCAACCAAACCGTCGTCATAAATTCGTGTTACGTCTTTTTTGATTATTCCAAAACACTTATCTGAAGGATCGTCTTCTTCATATTCTACAATGTGCTCTTTGTATTTACAGTTTGGATCTCGTCCCGCATCAATAAACTGTGTTAGTCTTGCTTTGAAAGTTCTTGTTGGAATTACTCGTTCACTTTCATATCGCAATGGTGGACGGTTCATCGCTTTAGTTGCAAAAACCGGTATACCTACTTTGTACTCTCCAAGTTGATATTCATCTATGAGAGATACAACAGCAAGTCTACATGGTTTATTTGGGTGTTGTTGTGGTGCACCACTACTACCGCCTTCGACGGGGACTTTTTCAGTCTCATCAAACACCCGTCTTGAACCTGGTATTTCTTCTTCCTCACCAAATGTAGGACCATCTTGTGGTGGTGGCGGACCTCCATCGCCTCCGGTTGGAGGAGGAGGTGGTGGTTGAGATATACATTTACCTTTTTCACCACATTTTGCCTTTACAGCTCTACTAATAACACCAGACGGAGTTGAAAACTCGTTATAAATAACTTGATTATTAGTTATTGTTCTTACATCATCATTTTCAAATGCAACTTCATTTGTAAATCTATAATTGAAATACTCTTCAAATGTATCAAATGTTGGAAATGATTGTCTTCCGGCATCTGATTGTGC